TACTAACAGTTGAATTGCTTCGAGGAGCTACCTATAAAATCTGGGGTACAGATATAAAACGGGGTAGAGTAGTTGAAGTACCAAATGAAGATTCATTTGAATTACCTGAAATACTTTTGTGGTAATTAAATACTAACAAGGAACATCATGCCAAAACAAACAATATCAGCAACAGGTGACTCCGAAGCCCTACAACTGTATGAAGGAACTAATAAAATCACAGTATTAGTTTCATCAGCTACAAGCTCTACTGTAGTAAGCAACGGAATAGAAACCATGCTCCCAGAAGAAATATCCGAATCGGGTCTCATCACGGAATCAGTAGAATTCCTAATGAATGGCCCAGGATCATTCCAATTAGATGTTTATTCCTTAACTGGAACCATCGACGTAATCATTGAGAAAAGCCACAATTAAGAAAGAGCTACAACACGATAAATTAATACGTGTTAAAAAGAGCCACAATTAGGGAGGCATCATGCCTGACGAACAGTTAGATGAACTTGTTGATACCACATTGGCTTTAGGACCAAAGATGGTAAAAACACCAGACGTAACAGTTCAAGCTCACGATCCATTACGGATTATGAAAGCAAGAAATATGACAAGAACTAAGAAGGTTCTATTTAGTCAATTTCCCGTAACCATCGTATCACCCAAATGTAAAGTAGATATCACCGACTGTGGATGCTGTGAAGAATAATTATGTCCCTCCTGAACCGTAAAGTAAACAACAGTCAATACGAAGATGACTATCGAATAATACCTAGACGAGAGTATCAAGTTGCTCTACGCAACCCGTACTTTCGACAACGTATTAGAGATATGTCCATAGTAGAAGATGAGGAAAATCCTTATTACAACGGTATGCTAAATACGATAGCGGATCATTGTATAGGAACTGTTCCAATTCTTCTAGGCAATCACCCATCAGCAGAAGTATCTGATGCTTGGGAAACTCGATGGTTAGAATGGGCTTTGATAAACAATATCGGTACATCCATTCGACATATCAGACGAGCAGCAGCTAGAACAGGCTTAGGTATAGGAATACCATACCTACGAACCACCCCAGAAGATCCAGTGGGCTTGAAAATACGGACAATTTCAGCAAGTAGATTAGCTACTCCTAGAAATGCTGGTATTAAAGATCGTATCATAGATGGTATTGAATATGATGAAAATTGGGACATACTGAAGATTTATGTCTCAGAAGAAGATCGTATGGACCCTGTACCATACGAAGCAAAAGACATACTAATTTGGGCTAAACAACTTAATGAAGAAACACGTTTCTTGATGCCAGAATGTGGTCCTGCTTTTTGTTTGTATCCAAGTATCAAACGCTTTATGGATGCAATAGTAAGAGCAGAAGAATTTAGAGCATGTATGCCAATGGCTATAGAACTTGATCCAGAAGTTTATAGACCAGAAGATACAGATTCTATACCCACCGGCAAGCATAAATACGAACCAGGAATGGTACCAACCCTACCCCCAGGAACGAAGTTGGCTGGAGTACCAACAGGAACACCCTCACTAGAGAAAATACAATTCATAACATTGTTAATTTCTGCTGCTGCAAGATGCGTACAGATGCCTAAGAACATTGCTATGGGTGATTCTTCTGGTCACAATATGGCAACTGCATCTATTGACATCCAACCCTGGGAAGATAGAGTCAAGATTGATAGAACTGATTTCAGACCAGTCATTAACAAAGTAGTTAAGTTGTGGTTTGATAGAGCCGTACTTATTACAGGTTATCTACCACCCCAAGCTAGAACCAACCTTAATTACGAAATAGCTCATGATAAGACATTTGCACACCCTGACCCACAGAAACGTGCTAATGCAAGAGCTATTGATTTGAAATCAGGCTCAACGACAATACATCGTATCTACTCCGACATGGCTCTTAATTCAAGACGAGAGCTAGACCGAGAAGCAAGAACCTTAGGTATTACCAGAGACGAACTTAACAAGGCAATACTTGCAAGTCGAACTGGTATACCAAGTATAATTGAAGAAGAAAAGGAGGAAGTAGACGAATGATCTATGACCCCAAATAATATTAAAAAGATTCACATAGGAGGAAACAATGGTAAAGCCTATCCACATCAAGTGTGGAGCAAAAGCTGAGGTACCTGAAACAGGACCAGCTAAACTATCCTTTCAAGGCTATTCCGGTGACTCAGTAAATTTATCTGACTACGGCTTCGATGCTCCAGTAGTTTACAAAGTAGCAGGAATAGAAACAAAACAATCAATACCAATCTTATATGACCACAAAGATCTAGTAGGTCATTCAACCAATATAAGAAAGGTAGACAACAACTCAGCACTAAGAGGCAAAGGATTAGCTTCTGTACCTGGACCGGCTACTGATAAAGTAGTTGGTGGAATGAAAAATGGATTCCCTTGGCAAGCAAGTATGGGGTTGAGAGTAAGTGATTTCAACAACATATCTTTTGTAGCCAAGGGAGAAACAATTACTGTCAACAACAGGCAGTTTACTGGACCGATTTATGTCGTCAATAAGTCGGAGTTAATAGAAATGACTGTCACCGGATTTGGTAGGGACAGTAACACATCTTTCGAATACCTTAATAAGGAACAAGCAATGAAAATTAAGAATTCAGTACAACCTACTGATCCCAAGACCGATCCCGTACCTCCTGTACCTCCAACCGATCCTGCACCACCCGCTCCTCCAAAGATCGAAAACAAAGACCCGGTTGATCCCCCGGTTGATCCCACACCACCTGTTCATGGACAAGCAGGAGTTGATCCTCAAGTTCTTCGTGCCCTTCGTTTGTCTCACAAGCACCCGAACCACTTCAATATTATTGAGAAGGGTTTGTCAGAAGGTTGGGACGACGAACGTATCGACAACATGGTTCAATTGGATATTCTCAACAAGAATCTACCCAAGCCTCCCTCCCCAGGAGACAAGACAGGGCCGGATCGAAACAACTTCTTGTTAGCACGTATGGCCTTGAGCTTTGGTGCAAAACCAGAAACCGTTGAGAAGAAACTCGGTAAAGAAATTACTGAGAAGGCACATGATCTCTCCCAAATGGGAATTGTTGAGTTGCTTGTCAACGTAGCAAATGCTCAAGGCGGGAATTTCAACGGACACAGTGACGTTGAAAACATGTGTGAATACGTCAAAAACTACGGTTACTCATCTTTTGATCTACCAGACTTCTTCAAGAAGGTTTCGGATATGATCAAAGAAGAAAGATGGGAAATCAATCCACCTTTTGCACCGACCGTTTGTAAAGAAGGGAGTAACAAAGACTTCCGAATTACCGAACGTGTACGGTTGACTGGTGGAGACATCTGGAATGAGGTTGCTGCTGACGGCAAACTGGACCTATATGGTACTGGTGGTCAGAAGAAGTATCAAACCAGCTTGACCACCTATGGTAGCATCTTTACTGCAACACGTGAAGAAGTTATCAATGATGACATGGGTGCTTTGACAGACCTCATGGACATGATGGTTGAAGGAGCAACAATGATCCCTGATTACCAATTAGGTAACAGAATGATCAATCAAACTCCTGCTGCTGCAACATTCTGGATTGATGACGACAATAGCTTTGACAACACAGCATTGACAAGAGCTAATCTGTCCACAGCTTTCAATCGAATTCGGCAGTACACCGAAACCAAGGACAAGTTCAATTGGAACGTTATGATGAATGACCGTTGGTCGTTGATCGTATCTCCAAATCTTGAAGAAACAGCTTGGGAAATCCTCAAGCAAGATTATATTGTTGGTAACACAACTGCCAACACTATTCAAGGCAGCAAGAACTTCTGGTTTGGTAAACTGGACTTGAAGGTATTTGCTCAAATGGCTAATACAAGTGCTTTCAACAGTGGAAGCAAATTTGTTGGCAATACCACCTGGATTTTGTGGCCAAGTAGCAAGCGATTTGCTCCTTATGAAATCACTTATCTACGTGGACAAAAGAAACCTGTTACTCAAACAATCCAACTTCCGGCTACCTTATTGGGCTTTGGCATCAGAGGTTTCTGGGATGTTAAGATCAACGAACGAGAGCGTACTGCTATCGAACGATACACAGCTACTGCCTAAGCACTACCGTCCAATACCCAATTCCAACAATCAATCAATCCTTAATTGGAGTAAAAAATGCCTATTAGCACACCAAACAGAGTAGCTGATCCAGTATCCCTGGAAAAGTATATTCCACCATGCAAAATCGTACAAGAAGGGGGTTTGTTTATCCCCTATTACAACGACACAGGTTTGACCTTAGTAACAGGTGAACCAATCATTCATGCAGGACGTGTATGTATCGTCCAAAGAACCATCCTCCCAGGAAAGATGGGCACGCTTCTAGCTGATTGGATTGTAGATGCTGTACTTAGTGTAGCACAAGCTGGAAATATTCTACAAAATGCCGTTGTCTACTGGGATACAGATGCGAGTTATGTAGCAACCGAAGAAGGAGAGGAACTCGATGATTTTGGTGCAGCTAGCTCCATAGGAGCCCCAAGCAACGGTTTCATACTGGGACGGGCATCAGGTCCACACTATGATACCCCACCAACAAGCGGTGGAGACATGGTATGTGCTTATGAAGGTGACTTCCGAGTACGTGTCGTATGTGTACCGGGTGCTCCAACAACGTATGGAAGTTAAGTCTGAGTACTAATTAGTATTTAGTTATTAACAACGTACGGTTCCTAATCAAAGGTGCATCTAATGGAAGATATGCTGCAATGGGGACTTAATCATCTCCAAACAACTCGCCACAATCATATGACTCAAGAAGTCATGATAGGGTTTATCAAAGAGGAAGCGGTCCCTTTGCAAGCTACAAAGAGTGCAAGTAAGGCTCAGTCTACTCAAAATAGAGTGGGCCTGAATACTCACCATTTCGATTTCATGTTTCGTAGATCAGATTTGATTGCCAATGACATTCAAATACAAAGAGGTTTACGGATTTGGGATGAATCCAATACCTATGAAATAGCCTTTCAAGGTAAGTTACTTTGGTACTACAACGATCCGGCTCAACTCGATGTAGTAATACAAACAGTGAAAGTAGATTCCACAGACTATGTAGTTCCAAACGTACCTTATCCACACAACAACCAACTACCAAACACCGAAGCGTAACACTTGAAGCTGCGTCTCACACATTAACTGACAACTAAACACCGAAGCGTAACGGCCCATGAAAACATCTGACCTTGCTGAGGATATAAAGGACTACCTAAATGGACTACCCCCAGAAACATGGTCGGGGCACAAGGTTGGACTAGAAGTAACGGATTATGTACACGCAGAAAACGCTTTAGACCCAATCTTGTCTTTTGAAGTTCAACGACGTGGATTGTATGTCATACCTGTCATGTCTTTATATGATAGAAGTACAAGTCAAGGTAGACAGAAAGTAGTTAAGCTCAACAAATCACCCGTAATAGTAATATGCTTATCAATTCCCTTTCTTGAAGTTGATCCTCAAGGGTACGATGTAGCATCTTGGGAAAACATTAAGCTATTACTTAATTTGCGAGAAGAAATAGATGAGGCAATTGCTCGATACGAATGGTCTACACCTATCAAGACCATCACAGTAGAGCAAGCCCAAGAAATACCAATGAAACAAAGATGGTTCTTATCAATCACTGAATTTGAATTCGACTCATTTACTTGTTGATCAATCATGATTTATACTAAGTACTGATGACACACCACTTGAATTTGATGCCTTCACTTGCTGAATCAAAATGATTTATACTAAGTACTCTGCTCGCATTATTTTCTACGTACAAAAATTTACCAACAAGGTAAAGATTGCAGAAAATAAAGGATTGTATAGAGTAGCAGGATTGATACGAACAGCTACTAAACGATCAATGCGTACCAGACCAGGACCATCGGCAGCACCTAAACCACCACATGCCCATACCACCCCAGAACAAGGATTGCGGGCTATCAAGTTTGATGTAAATAGTCAAACAACGAGAGCAATTATTGGACCTATAAAGTTTCCAGGTTCTGGTTACTTTGATGAACCTGCAACTTACATCCAAGAGTTTGGAGGTATATTTAGATCAAGACGAGCAGTTGCAAAATACCCAAGTCGAAGTTATATGTACTCAACAGTTAAGCGTTTAGCTGAACGAGGCAAGATAGCGAAAGAATTCTCCGTCGGTATCGGTGAAATAATTTAGCTGATACATACAACCAACGAGACAGCAAACCAGTTAGTAAACAATCTAGTTTTCCCATCACAATAAGGACCCAAACATGCCACAATCTACAGACCTAACCCTATGCGATAAGAAAGGCTTAGACTTTAGCCTTTATTACAACACAGGTACATGCGATACACCTACATGGGTTTTCCATAAAGGTGTTACAGGAGACTTGAATCTAGGAGAGACAGAAGACCCACAAGAACGATCAGTTCGTGATCCTGCTCAATTGGTCAAGCAATACGTTGGTTCCAAAATCGACGTAGAAATTTCTGGTGAACAAGTAGTTGACCAACTTTATGAAGGTTGTGCTTTCCTAAACTCACTACGATCAAACGGTGTAGCCGGTGACGTAGCCTGTCTAACAGGTCGTATTACCGACGTTGGTAGCATGGGTTGGAGAGGCAAATTCCGCAACTTTGATCGGTCTCTATCAGGACCAGAAGAAGGTGCAGCAGTACAAACATTCATGTTGAAACCATCAGCTTGCGTAAGTGATGAATGTAAAGTAAGACCAGTGATGATTGCATCAGCAAACACCATCGCTGACTACGATCCACAAACCTTTAATGTGAGTACCTAATTAAGGGCACCTAACCCCTAACAACAAATTGGAGAACAAATGCCGACAGTAAGACAACAAATGTCAGACGACCAACGAAGGCGTGAGCTTTTGTATGGCCTAAGACGTACGTCCGAAGAAAAAGTAGTAATTGATGTGTCTCATCTAATTCAAAGTATTGGATTAGATGAGGCTGAAACCTTAGTGGAGGATTTAGCAGAAATACATGAAGCAGTAACAACTCCATACTCATCAAGAGAGCGAATAGTCAGACACGGATACTGTGTAGTAACACGTGCTCTAGCTGTAGAAGCTCTTGAAAGAAAAACAGTCGAAATAAATAAGGCCTTAATAGATAAAGTCATCAAGAAAACTTAATCGTGTTCCCTCCCTCTCGAAATACGGCAACTAAGGGTGTAAAGGTGTAATTCCTGCCAATGTCGTTCTCCCATTGAGCAAGCCAACCCAGAGAGGCTTTTATAATTATTTAGGAGAACCAGAACAACAAACCAC